TTTTTAAACTCATTTAAAGTTAAATAAGGAATAGAAAACTGTTGAGATAACGGAGAAACGTCATTAGCCATTTACTGTTCCATCCGTCTCTAATCTTTCGTTTTCGTTTCCACATTTACCGCATTTTTTAAAAAACGATCCAAACCCACAAGCAAGGCAAGTGTAGCCAATATTTTCCGCGTTAGTAACCGCGCCCATCATTGACGCTTCAATAAAACCTTCACGCTTCATCGCGTCTGCGTGATTTCTATTTTCTACGTTATACACGCCTTGACGATTAACGTTATAACGATACCCACCCACGTCTGTTTGCTTAACTCCTTTATCAGGAGCAATCATCTTTGGCATTTATTTTCCCTTCCGAATAATGATCGTGGTAACCCGTTATTTGATTACCACGATCATTTCTATATTCAGTTTTTGTTAAGCAGAAACAATTCCCGAAACGATACCGTTCCAAGCAGGTGCTTGGCACATAAATACGCCACGGAAATATGTTGAGAAGTCGTACGAGAATTGGTTTACAGGCCAAGAAATGCCCATATAGTCCTGTACCATATAGTTACTCCAAACATCTGAAACTTGTGTATCAGGGATTGGTAGTGTGTAAGACATTACTGGTGATACGCCACTTGGTAGCCAAGGGTGAACCACTAGATTTACTGCCTTACCTGTAACTTCATTTTGTAAACCAGTTACAACAGAACCGTAAGTGATTCCGCCTTCGCCTGGGTTTTCGATCGCTAGACGATAATTAGCAGTTGATCCTGATTTAATCGCGTCTGAAAGTTGGCGACGATCTGAACCGTTGATAAGAATTTCGTCAGGATCAGCCTTAACTGCGTCATATAGAGCAGAGAAAACAGTCTGATATTCAACGCCTGGGTTAGATGTTGAAAACGCTGCGTTAATATCGTTGATTGATCCGCTTAGGGATGGATTCAACAATGTTGGCAGAATTCCATCATAGCCTGTTGCGTAAGCAGAAGTATCTGCGTTAGCGCGTGAAGCAAGGATTGAACTTGCTGTTGAGTAGACGATTGTGTCGCCAACCTTTGTAGAACCAGCGCCAACAACATAAGCAGTATTGCCCTTGAAAGTACCTTGATACTTTGCGTTAGCAGTACCAGTTGTTGTACCAACGTAAACGTTATAACCAAGCGCACCAGCAATATCTCCTACAACAATCTTCAAAACTTGTGAAGTTGTTGATTGTGATTGAACTGTTGAAACGATTGATTCACCAAAACCAGTTGTTGAAATACCAGCGTCAGCAGTTACGTAAACGTAATATGTTGCGTCAGTAAGAGCAACTTGACCTGTTCCAGCAGATGGCTTTGTAAGTGTAACTGTTGGTGCTGAAAGTGCTCCACCAAAACCAGTAGCGGTTCCGCGAGCCATCAACATCATTCTTTCTTCCATCAACATTGTTGCGTAAAGTGTTGATGTTGAAGATAGTTGGCGAAGATCTTGGAATCCAAGACCTGAGAAGTTAGCGTCAAATGAAACGCTATCAGATAGCGAGAATGATTGGTAAGGCAAGACTAGGTCATCTGCGGCATAACTAATCTTTGGTCCGCGCTCGTAAGCAACTGATCCGAAAGATGTTGTTGTTGTCTCAGTAATTCCCGGCCAAGTATTTCCAACTCCGCCTGTGCCTGTACCAGTGTAACCAAGTACGCGCTTGATACGGTGCGCAGTACCGACACCCTTTTTACGTGGGATACGGTTACGAAGTGGTGTTGGGCGTGGTGTAAGCAACTTTGCTGGCGCTTCTAGATCGAAAGCCGCAAAAGAAGAAGATAGTGGAGATGTTAGGGAAATATCTTTTACGACATCGCCCATTGCTCCACGTTGTGCTGATAGTGCTGTGTTAAGTGAAGATAGCACGTCGGGTGCTAATGACTTATTTGCTACCAATGCTTCGATAGCGGAAGTTGTGCTTGATTGTTGACCGGGCATAGCAACTGACTTGCTGAGAGATTGAGAAAGAGTACTTGTGTAATCTTCCATCTTCTCGGCAGCAGCCTTTGCTGATACGTCGCCAAATAGATCTTTAGCGCGAGGCATTTCTAGTGCCATATTTGGTTTCTCCTTTAAGAGTTATTCAGAATCGCTTGTTTTACCAGCCTTAGCAAAAAATTCTTTTGCTAATACGCGATAACCCGAAGCGAGATCTGGATCGGTTGTTGAAGCCGCCTTGCGAACATATTCATCCGCTTTAGCAAGCAACACGTTATTTTCATTTTCGTTTCCTGCTTTGATTGCTGATCGTTTTGGTCCACCAGCAACCGCTTTTGTAACCGCTACCGCTAGTTCTGCTTCAAGTTCCGACACCTTATTCTCTGCCGCTAATTTCTCGGACTTAATAAGATCTATTTCGGATTGAACAGATTCTTTAGCACTCTTAACGGCTTTTTCCAATATTTCAGCGATTTGTGAATCACCGAGCAGGGATTTTTCTTCCGCCAAAACCTCAATTGGTTCTTCGGTAGAAACTTCTTCATCAGCCTTAACTTCTTCGGCTGGCACTTCAACAGGCGCTTCTGCTGGAACTTCAATACCCGCGCCCGCGCTTGCTCCGCTTTCGTCCAAGATTTCACCTTCAGCAGATTTATGAGATCCGTCGGTATCTAAAGTTTGAGATGTAGAAACGTTGGCAACTTGCCCGCCCGCGATAACTACTTGATCTTTGCCGTGTGAATCGGTAGGCACACCGCAACCACACTCTAGGCACTTATGAACAGACTTTTCTGTATCAGCGTGGCAAGAACATTCTTTAGAATCGCAACCTTTTGCTTCGGCACATTTACCGCATTTACAGGCGCAAGTTGCGTCGGCTTCTTTAGCCGCTAATTCTGTTGTTTCATCTTCCATTGGTACTTCTCCCTCTGCCGCTTCGTGGGCGTGAAATTGGAATAACGCTTGAATTGCGTTAAGCAGGATATTAAGCGAAACGGATTCATCTTCGCCATCTTTCATTTCTGTCGCTTCCGCAATTACTAACTGCGCTAGCGCGTCGCGAGCCGCAGAAAATGCCGCTTCGTCGAACTTCTTAACTGTTGGGGCTATTTCTTTTGCTTGGTTAATAAGCAAGCCCGCTTTATTGACTTTCTTTTCTTTAAAAATTTCAGTTGGAAGTGGTGCTTTGAATTCGTGAAATTCTTCAACTTGAACTAATGAACTTTCCCCATCAACGCTTTTAGCCATAATAAGTTTAGCGTTAGGATTTGCCGGACGATCGACAAGCGAAACTTCTACAATTTGACCATCAATAATGCGACCATTTACCGCTTTGGTATCCCGCACTACGCGCGGGGATTTAATCCCTATTGAGAAGCCTTTAAGTACGCCTGTCTCCACTTTTTTAACGCTAACTGGATCAACAACAAGAGTAGTAATGTAATGACCATCTTCTTTAGATTCATATTCTTTCGCAACTCCTGCCGCAATATTTGAATGTTGTTCCCTGATATTTCCGCCCGATTTAAACCATTCAGGCATAGCGCGATCTAACCAGCCAGCGTCGCAAATTTGTTGGTCAATATCTAATGAATCATCTGTCGCTTTACCATAAACCATAAGAGTACCATCGCCGTTTTTATCGTATTTAACAATAGGCGCGTAAGCGTTAGAAAAATTATTCATTATTACTCCTTAGTTTCCTGAATAGGTAATTACGATTGAGCCAGCGGCGGATCCGGTTGAAGAAATGGCATAAATTTTATCGCCCGAATTACACCATAATTGAAAAGTTGTACCCGCGGTAATTACGTGTCCTTTAGTCGCTCCTGTTGTGGTAATTGAAGAATCACCAATCCAAATTGACGCGCTATCTCCATTTTGAATTTGAACCGCAACATTGCGCGATAAACCTGATTGAACTTGGCAAATCATCGTTGGAGTTGTTCCAGCGGTACTATTTAAGTGGACTAATGCCATTTTATTTTCCTATTCTGATTTATATTCGTTTGTATCTACATAAGGAGTAAAGTGCTGAACGGTTTCCCGCGTTACTTCGTCCAAATAGAATTCGCCGTTTGTAATCATCTGTACCAAATTATCGGTTACTATCCACGCGTTGTCCAACCACACTAGTTCCGTAACCTTTTTAAGATTATCGTTAATATTGAGTCGATATATGGCAAGAATGTCATTTCGATCATCTGTTTTATAAAACCATCGATCTTTAATCATTATTTATTCCAATCAGGCGCGGGTTGCCAATAACCCCGAGCCAAAATTGAACCAAGTTTGTTGGATTCAAATTCACGTCCGTCGGCAAATTTAACGTGAGCATAAGGCTCTGCGCCGTCTAACCGATCAAAAATTATCTCTGATCCATCTTTCGCTATATATAAAACGGTTCCCTTTACCAATCTATCCCCCATTTTCTAGGCACAATCGGAATATTTAAATTTAACTCTTTTAGTTTAGCAACTAAATTTGGAATGTCTTTTTGAGGGGCATAGATCGCGGCGATATCTCCAACTTTTACTCCGCCGCTAATCTGCGCTTCTAAATAACTCATAGACGGATAAATTCCGTTTACTGAAATTCCTTTATAGTAAAAACCCATATTTAACAAATCGGGAGTTTCCGCCGTTACTTTATCCGCAATAACTCCTGAATAAAGTGAATCGCCAATAGTTGCCGTTGTGCGATCTTTTACGTCCTGTTTTAAAATTAGGCGAATATCCCCGTACTGACTAACCCCTTCGCTATTAAGGCTCAATTTATTATCCCAAATTCTAGCCAAACCGCTCATTACGCTTTCATCGGGTACGGTATTTTTAATTTCTTCCCCTGTGCTAATAAATCCATAAATTGGGCGTTCTGCGGGATCAATATTCACTGGCACTTCTTGTACCGTTTTTTCGCTAATTGATCTCATCTCAGGGTCGTAATATCCGTTTGATTTTTGTATTTCAAATTGATTTTTAAAACGACCGTCTTCAAGCACTTTAAATAAATCATCTTTTTTAATTGCTATGGTTACGTTTCCATTTTTTAACGCTTCCGTAATTTTATCTTTAGCAACAATTTCCGCTTGTTTAAATTCTGAAATTCTTGCTGGGTTAATAATAGAATCAGGAGCAAGAATAGATTTAAAGCCTTCGTAACTATCATTATTTTCTATGTAATAAATTAATCGAGTAAGATCGGCTTCTGCGGCAATTTTTCTGTCTTTAAATGATAAATCTTTGTAAAAATCTTCGTAATATTTTTTAACCGTAGCATACATAACAGAATTACTATTTTTAACTTCTTTTAAAAGATCTTTTTCGGATATAACCCATTTGTCTTTAATATCTTCTATTTGGGCTTTAATTTCCGCGTTTCGCTTATCGGAAAACATTACATCCATAGGTTTAATAGGTTCATTAACCACAGGTATAGGCTCGATAGGCTTAAATACTTGTTCAATAACCTTTTTAGGCTCAGTATCTCTGACTTTATACCATTTAGAAAATGATGACGTAGTTCCGCGTACGTTACCCATTGAATCAGTAAATCGAACTTGTTTTAAATCACCAATTTTAAGTAGGTCTTGATAATTTTCTGGATCGGGAATCTTGCCCGCCAATTTGGTCATCTTATTCCATAAGTTCCAACGCTTAGCGTCGTTTTTCTCCACGCGATATTCTTCGTAAAGTTTGTGAAGTTCTTCTTTAACCGTTACTGATTCGGTAGTATGGAATTGAATTTCAAATTCTTTTCCGCTTCTATCTTTTACCGCTACGTTAATGCCACGATAATCTTCGCGTTCCCAATAATTCTTAACGCGCGTTTCGTAACCTTGTTGAATTAAAGAATCTAAAGAATCTTTGACCCCTTGAACGTAATTTTTATTATCCCAAACTAAAGTGTAACGATTAAGGTCGGCCATTTTATTAGCCGCACTTTCAGGCGATCTAGCCGCGCCTGTTTTAATTTCATCCGCAATTTTGCGAGATATTGAATCCACTTGCTTTAAGCGGTAATCCATCCCGCTTGGCGTCGCGTCTGTTGCGTCAGCCAACCCCATAACTAAATCTGTTAATACACCTTCACGCGCTTGAGCAAAACTAAACGCGTCATTAGCCGCTTGATCGATTTGATCGGTAACGTCCCGATAAGCCATTTCGTCAATTACTGGCAAGATCGTACATAAACAATTAGGGTGGGCTGGCGGTTCCGAATCTCCGCTAGGGAAATCATCACCTAACGCCACGATTACGCCGTCATTATCGGCACAGACAGGGCAAGGATCAATTCCAAACCATTGTACCGACCCTAATCCCGCGTCTTGGTACGAATTCATCGCAGATTGATTAGTCGCTCTGCTCATTTCCGTTGTAGCAACCGTTAAAGCCTGAGACGGATCATCAATAACGCTTGCCACTCGCTCGGTCATTTTGGCTAATGATTCGCCCGATCTAAACCCCGTCGCTAACGCTGAACCCACTTGGTCATACTTGGTACTTAATACGCTTCGCGCCGTACTTTGAGAATTATCTATTAAAGTTTTTAATCCATTTGGCGGATCAACCAATAATGCGACCGCTTCATCGCCGGGCGTCCAACCAGCCCAAACGTCAGCCGTAGGATCTAACGCGATCGAACTAACCGACGCTTTATTGACCGCCGTTTTAATCATTGATCTAGCCGCTTTATTACCCGTAGCCCAGCCTTCGGCTAAAACTCGGTTAATCGCTTTTTCTAGGGGTTTGGGATCGGTTCTAATGTGAACCATTACCCACGATCTCGCTCTTACCTTATCCGCCGTCTCGTTATCCGTTTTGTCGGGATTAGACGCTAAATAATCTTGAGCAATTTGACGCGCATTAAAAGAAGTTTTAATTACCGCACGAATTTTAACCGCGTTTTGGGCTGAGATCCGTCCCTTGATCTCTTTTGCCGCCCAAACTTTCACGATATATAGGCAGAAATTAGGTTACGCGCCGTGTCTATATCCCCATCTTCTAAACACCGATTCAACGCTTCACCTACTATCGGATCTACATTATAAAAGCGGAATGTACGATCTCTAATTCCTTTGTCGATCCATCTTTCAAACCTTTCCAATTCGCTTTTTTCCGCTTTGGTAGGAGTTTCAATTTTAGGTGTTTCTTCTTTAGGCGCTTCTTCTGCTGGAATTTGTTCCGTTACATCAGCAGGATTTTGAATCGTTGCCGGATCAGGCGTACCCGCAGCAACTAAGCCATCAGGAGTAAACAAGAATACCGACGATCCCGCAACCAATATAGGCATATCCGCTTCTGGCGTATCTAATAAAGGTAATCCTAGATCCGCGCGTGATTCATTAATTGTTTTACGTCCACCGCGAGTTTGAACGTCATCTCTTTCAGCAGTTTCTTTGGTATCCGCTTGAGAAGAAGGCATTAAAGTAAATTCAAGTTCACGTGGCATATTAAGATATGTATATGAAAGATTGGTAATCATCTTTGAAATCCAATTAGCCAACGGCATTAAACCAATTAATTCTGCTGATTCTGCTTCGCCTTTTTGGTGCCCCGCTCCACCCAAACCTGTTTTAGGAGTAAATCCAATTTCGGTTGGCATAATTCCAAAATGACCGCATATAGAAGTAACTAAGTAATCATCTAACACGTCTTTAAATCTTTCGCCGTAACCTTCAAACTGCTTAACAGTTAAACCTGCTGGCATTAATTTTGCGCGTACGCGTTGTTCGGTTTGACCCGAAAGATCATCGTTAAGAATGTTTTCATACGCCCGCAATAGTTCAGGATTATTTCCAAACGTTGCGTCTGATTCAATAATCATTTCAGGCAATACGCCGTCAGTATATTCCGCGCGTAACCATTGCTGACGCTTTAAATATAGATCCGCTAAAGGTAAGCAACGCTCTACTGGTGAATAGCCGTAAACGCTAAACGTACGGCGATTGCGTACCATATAGGAAAGTTGATCCGCGCTAAATTCTCCGTCTGCCGATTCATCTTCAACCGTTGCGCTGAATTCGCTTCTAGGGAATCCGTAAAGAATCTGTTGATAAGCAGGGAACGGAGATTGTGGTCTCATACCGCGATCATCAAGTAATGGTTTAATTGTTGATCCGTCTAGGATTTGAAATCCGTAAAGTTCTTTATTAACTGCTTCTTGAGGCCAAACTGCCCACGCGTCCAAAACCAAAATTTCTTCTAATGAAATCATTAACCAATCAGCAAATGTTAATCCGTTTGCTTTATCAGGGGTTTCCCAAAACGCACGTAAACGAGCAATTTCGGGCGTAAATTGTTCTCGCGCTTTGTCCATTGCGCGCAAGTGATCCCCACCCATTTCGGTAGTTATTCTTTCTGCCGCTTGATCCGAAAGGGTAATGTCCCAATCCAAGCCGATCATTTTATTTTTTAACACTTCAATACATCTGCGAACAATATCAATTTGATCTGCCGCGGCACGTAACGTATCAAACGGGACTAATTTAGTTGCCGTAATATTTATGTTTTGTGCTACTTGATATTCGTATCGACGTGGGTCAGGTCTTCCGCGTTCGCCTACTGGGTTAATCGCTCCGGGCAATAATGGAGAGCCCGGTCCGAATGGTACGGATGGCAAAACTTGATCCCGCGTTAATGGGTTGGTGTTTCCATATTGTTGCTGATACATCAAACTATTGCGCATTTCTGCTTCGGTCATCGTTGTTGAACCAGCAGGGAGTTTAGGTGCTTTCGTGATTTCTTCCGCTACTCTTTTTGCGAGATTATCTAACAAACCCACTTATTTACTCCATTTCATATTGATTGACCCCATCCAACAAAACCAACCGCATAGATTGAATCGACCGCATTACCATTAAGTGTAACCGAACCCGAAGCCGTTGCGCGATATTTTAGTTGAGCGATTGCTGATCCTAATAAGTCAAAATGACCACTAGCCGTAGCAAATTGAGTTAGATAAGCAGACCCTATACCTGTTAAGACTATTGACGCATTACCTAAAATTAATGGTTTTCCAGTACCGTTTAATGATACAGAGGCTGAACCGTTTATATGATAAACAAGGGCAACATACGCGTTACCTGCGATTCCTATATTTCCACTACCTGTTGCTGGATAATCCAACGTGTCGGGTGTACCCGCCATTAAAGTCAATGAACCGTCTGCCGTAACAGGATAATAAACGACAGTTCCTAGCGCACCTGTGGCGACTAAAGAAACATTTCCGTTAGCAGTTTCAACAAATTCGAGTTGATCGTTTGCGCTTGCGCTGAGACTTAATGAACCACTTCCGCTTGATTGAAGAAGTTGGTCTGTTGCCGTAGCGGTTAAACTTATCGCTCCCGACCCAATAGATTCATAACTAAGCGATTGAGTTGCGCTACCTATTAAAGATAACGAACCTGAACCATCTGCTTGAAGTAATTGAGCCGTACCAGTAGCGGTTAAATCTATTGCGCCATTGGCGATTATTGAAGGAGTTCCACTACCTGTTATATTTATCTCACCACTAGCGGTTACTGAATAACTTAAATCAACAGTAGCCGTACCTGCTAGAGATACCGCACCAGTCGCGGTAACGGGATTGCCAGCATAGATAACTATTGATTGTTGAGTGGTTAGAGAGGGAGTTCCAGTAGTGAGAGTACCAGCAACACTACTTGTTGTTGCTGAAGTTGCGGTTTTATATTGAACAAATTCAATACCAATAGTGGGATTGGTTCCGCCTAATTGAACGCTAATTGAATACCCTGAAGTTGCTGTTGCGCCGAGAGGGTTAGTGCCACCAGTGAGCGCGGTTGCCGCGGCAAAATACAAATCTCCAGCCTTTGATGCTGACGGAGTTGTTAGAGTAGGTATTGCGGTAGTTCCTGTTGCGCTTGTTTTTGCGCTATAAGTTCCTAATGAGTTAGCGATTGCGCCAATAACATAAATTTTTGGAGCAAGGGTAGAAACGCTTACACCGCCAACAGTGATAGTAAAAGATGAACCATTTGAAATAGTAGAACGCCAATAAATAATTCCAGCACTATTACCACCTGACGCTATTAACGACGCGGCAGCAACCCAAGTACCGCCAAGTGAATCGCTAATTGTTGGAGCAGTGGCGCCTGGCACTTGAAGCGAGGCTATTACATAACTTCCAGCAAGTGGAGTTACAGAAGCCGTAGTGTAAGTAGTCGCTGCCGCACTCGAAGCACTTTTTAATAAAGTAACGTATTGAACTGAAATAGAATCTAAATTAGCCGTAGCACTACCTGATAAAGATATTGCCGCTGAACCAGTGGTAGCGAAAGAAGAAATTCCGTAAAGATGATAAGCAATTACCCCGTGAGAAGTAACCGTACCTGTCATAGAGTTAGTAGCAGGTACAGAAGATATACCTGTAACTGTTGATGAATATACGCGACCCGCGGCAGAAGTTACACCAGTACTTCCTACTGACCCAATACTTGTAAAATTAAATACTGGAGGAGTACTGGTAACTAATACACCTGTTCCCGTGTTAATAACACAAGCAGCATAACCGTCGCCGTTTGGTAGTGATGTAATAGAAAGTGCTGTTGTGGTTAAAGATGATGAAATTGTTATAGCCGAATTATCAACGGTTGGAGTAGCGCCTGAACCAGTAACAAAGAAACTACGAATACCACCATTAGCACTAGCAGCACTGAATGTTGCCGTTATTGTAAAAGCCGCAGTTGTAGTTGGCGTTGTTCGATAAAACGTTTGAAGAATTGCGCCTACACCATTTGAGGTTGTTGTTGGCGTTGTAAAAGGAGTACCAACTGAAACCCAAGTTCCGCTTAATGAATCTGTAATTGTTGCGGTCGGTAATTGGTTCCCCGTAGGCACGCAATTTACAAAAGCCATAGTGTTTTGACCCGTAACAGGGGCAAGGGTAGTTACGGCAACTGTGGTCGATGAAGTAACAAAAGTATTGGAACTATTAGAACCAAAAACAATTGCCACTTTATTACTCCATAACTAGGGAGAAATTGGCAAGCATTATTTTCTCCCTAACTACGAATGAATATCTTTTGTGTTGCCCCGCTAAATTAAGAAGCGGTTACAGAAAGAGCAGCAGAAGCGATTGTTACAATACCTGCTGATGATCCTGTTGTTACTGATGGTGATAACGCTCCACCAATGTAATAAGTTCCCGCGGTTGCCGCAGTCCATACACCAAAATATGAAGCCGTTGTTGACGCTGGAAGGTTAATTGAAAGAGCGGATGAGTTAGTTACTGAACCACTTGAAGCCGCGTTCCAAGTTACCGCAACACGCGCGTATGTACCGCCTGTTACTTCGCTTGCGCCAGTTGTGCCGGGATCGGCAGTATGTAATGAAACATAACCCCAGTTAGTTGTAGATAACGCTTGATTCGCTTCCGTGGTAGATATTCTTGCCATTTATTTGCTCCTTTTAATTGATCGTTAATACTAATGTTAGATCTGCGCCCTGATACGTTGAACCCACGCTTAATATGCTAACGGTAGCATAATCGTTAGCGTAAACCATTTTATTAATTGCTAGCGTTGTCGTATAACTTCCTGCTGGAATAGTTACGCTTCCGATACTAACTTCATTAATTAACGTATCCACGACAATACTTGATCCTGTCGCAGGTACTCCCACGCTTGCTCTAATCTGAGAAATTGTTCGTGTTGAATCAAAATAAAATCTAGATTTTCCCGTTAATACGCTGATCTCATTTTGACGAGTAAAGATAGGCACAAGTCCGGGGTTTCCCGTCGCACCTTGCGCACCTACGCCCGCAATAACTACCTTTGTAACGGGTTGATCTACAATTACTATGTTATCGGTCATCGGGTAACCTGCGCGCTAACTGTAATTGAACCTTGAACCAATCGGGTAACGATCCCTGATCCCGACGTTATCTCCATATCGTAAGAATAAAGTCCATTAGTAATAGCCCCTGTTTGAGCCGCCGTCGCGTGAACCGCTAAGGTTCCCGTACCGTTGGTAATCGCAATCCCTGATGAACTAGTCAAACTTAATACCGTGGTTTTTGCTAATGGAGACGTACGCACCTGTAATGCCGCCGTATAACCCGAAAGATTAATAGGATTACCGCTTGTATCTGTCCATTGAAAATTAACGTACCAATCAGCACCCTGTTCTATGGTGGTGTTATAGGTTACTGCTGGCATATTAACTCCATTTTGATTAGTTATTAAATACTTGATCCACACTTAGAGCAAATTGTAGAGCCTTTTATTGTTGGGAACCGACACTTAGGGCAAAATACCGCTAACGAAGCAAGTCCCATCATTGAACCCGACGCTTCCGCCAATTCGCTTAACGCCCAGACTAATGCGTCCATTCGATCGGGTGAATCGCCCGAATCGGGAACCCATTGAGCCATTTCATCTTCTAACTTATTGAACCCCCCGACGTGATGAACTCGTCCCTGTTCATATAACGCCGAAATAGGTTCAGCCCTAACTCTTTTACCCCGCGAAGCAGTAACTTTGGTGACGGGTATGTTGGGGCTGACGTTTCTTAACACCATTTCGACGAGATCTCCGCCGTTATTGGTTTCCGCAATTATGCGATCTGCTTTCCATTCTTCATAAGCCGCCACCGCAACTTTTGCCCATTGTTCAGGGCTAACGTGGCACGTCTTATCATCTAAAACATAATATTGGTTATCGCTACTTAATCCCGCAATAACAATTCCCGTATCGTCTGAATTTTCGCCCGACGTAACTGCTGGATCTATCGCTACTACAATCCTAATTAAAGGCGGCAGATCTTCTTCTCTGATCCGCGCCGATTCGATCATATCCCTAGACCATAACGCACCTTCAACATCCTCTAGCAATTCGCCCTGTAATTCTTGGCGACCTAACCGAGTTCCTGAATATCGTAACTGCAACTCAACTAAAGCAGATGGCGCTAAATTCTTTTCATTATCGAACGTCGATCCACGCGTTATATGCGTAGTCTCTCGCGTTAATAAATTCTTTAAAATTGGTATCGGACGTGGCGTAGTCGTAACTACCGTCTGAGGATGATCTCCAAGACGCAATCCAAACTGTAATTGATCCCACGCGTCAATTTTGTCCCAAGCCGCTAATTCGTCGCACCAAGCCCCATTATGCTGAGGTCCACGCAATCGATCAGGTTCTTCGGCTGAAAATAACTTTATTCGTGAGCCATTTTTTAAAACGATTTCACCTATTGACCGATTCCACGTATCTAAAACGTGATACCGATTCAAGATTCCCAAGACTCCCGAATCACCTTCGACCGTGGTATCTCTCGCGTCAGCGAATGTCTTCGCTACTATCGCCCAACGTGTCTTCGGTTTGGTTATCGCTTCCCACGCTATCCATTCCGCCCCGCACCGAGTCTTGCCCCAACCCCGACCCGACAGAATCAACCACGTCTGCCAACTCTCCGTTGGTGGAATTTGATTCGATCGCGCTTTCGATTCCCAATACAACCTGCTCCCCGTCGCTATGTGCTCCGACGTTATTTTGGGATTCGATTTCGGCAATAAGATAGGCAAATCGTCTAACTTGCTCATCTATTTCACTCCCACCTTCAAAAACTTCTAAGCGACTTTCCGACTTAACGGGTGCGTCCAACCCTAAAAGTTTTGCTTGTCTTTCGAATAACTTAATTGTAGCCATAATTGCTGGAATTTCGCCACGCAAGGCTCTAGTCCAAACTGCCGCCATTAATCTTTCAATTCTAGCGTCGGCTAAATCTTTCTTTTTATCTATCG